TTGCGACCACCAAAGCATACACGATGAAGCAGTAACTACAAATTGTGAGATTGTAGCGAATCATCTAGCATATACATTTGTATATGTTTTTAGTAGCAGGAAATGTGATATGAGTTTACATGATGTATTTACAGTATTATGCGTGATTGCTTATATCGTCTTCGTTGCACTTGCAGTATACGCCATTAAGAAGAAAAACACTTTACCGATGCTGGTTGCGCTGGTAATTTCAAACTTCTTCGACTTAATGGTTTCACTTACAGCAAAATAAGGAGGTGCTAAAAATGAGCAATAGTGAAATTTTAAAGAAAGCAAAGGAACTGGTTGAACTTCTGGAAAAACAGGAAAAATCATGCAGGGCGAGATTATCCGAGCTTAATCCGGGAGATATCTTCCAGACTACCGGAAAGCGAAAGTATAAGGTCTTGGAGCAGTGCACAGAATATACCAGGATCATTTCACTCGGATTCGTGAAAGAGAATGTGAAATTTGATGATGATACAACCGACTATAACAAATCATCCTTGAAGAAACTCTGCGATACTGAAATCCTGAAAGATTTTGAAGAAGAGTTTGGAGAAGAGAACATCGAAACTGACATATCAGATTTAATCACCGTGGATGGACAGAAAATCGGAGAAACGGAATGCAAAGTTAGACCACTGACGTTTGATGAAGCACGTAAATACACAGAACTGACGCCAAATAATGAATTGGATGATGGCTATTGGACTTGCTCCGCATGGAGCACAGAGGAAAGAGGATGGAGATATGCTCTGCCCGTTGTTTCGCCTTCCGGCAGTGTCAACAGCTATGGCTACAGCAACTGTATCGGTGTTCGCCCAGTTTGTATCTTAAAATCTAATCTCTTTGTATCTAAAGTGGAGGAATGAAAATGAAGAAAAATCTGAAATATTTTGAAAATGAATTAAACCGGATCAACAAAGAATTTGCTGAATATAAAAAACAGCATATGGAAAAACCGGAAATTGGTAAAACGGTAGAAATTGTCGGGATGGAATGGATGATTTTGGACAAGACAGAAAAAGGATATTTTGCCGTTTTGGATGGATTTGATGGAAAAGAAAGAACATTTGATTCGGATTCAAATAACTGGATTTCAAGTGAACTTCGAGAAGAATTAAACACTAAATTCTTGAAAAAGATTTCGGACGAATTAGGAGAAGATGCAGTCATCGGATTTGATCGCGATTTACTTTCTCTGGACGGTCAGACAGAATACGGACATTGTGAAGATAAGATTTCACTCTTGACTGTGGATGAGTACCGGAAATATCGTAAATTACTGCCGAACATGCCGAAATGGTGGTGGTTGATTACGCCATGGAGTACACCAGTAAATGATTACAATTCAACGCTTACCGTTGTTTCGCCTTCCGGCAATATCTACAGCTATTACTGCAACGACTGTCGCGGTGTTCGCCCAGTTTGTATCTTTTCTTCTTCAATCTTTGAATTGGGAAGTGATGATTAATGGCAAATGAAGATTTAAAGGTAATAGCAAAGGCTAAGCAGCTTGCAAAGCATACATTAATAGTTACGAGTAATGCCAGACGATACCCGAAGAAATACAGATTTTCACTTGTAGATAAAATGCAAAATAAAGCATTAGAAATCTACGAGTTGCTTTTTGAAGCCAACCGAACTGATCTGAAAGATTATAAAAGAGAACGATTAGAGCTTCAAACGAAAGCCATTACTCATTGTGATGAGTTGATGTACTTTATAGAACTTTCATATGAATTAGGAATTATCAACTCCGGTGGAATGGAGTCATGGTCACAAATGGTCAAAGATATAAAGTACATGACTATTTCATGGAGAACAAAAGACAGAAACAGGTAACAACTTGGGTTATGCGTTGCAATACCGTTGTTTCGCCTTCCGGCAATATCAACAGCAATAACTACAACAACAGTAACGGTGTTCGCCCAACCTGGATCACAGGCAGACAGAGTAAGCGCAAAGCTGAAATCAGTAAAGATACAAGTAAATGCATAACCTTTCCGGAATGGATAAATATAAAGGAAGAAACTAAATGGATAAAGATATTGTGGCAAGTTTTGAGAATTTATATCGTTCTTACAAGAAGGTTAAAAGTGGTAAAAAGTTTAACTCAGGCACTGCAAGGTTTTCTAATTTGTCTCTTGAAGGCATTCACCTTCTAAAAGAACAGTTGGAAAGCCAAACGTATACCATAAATCCATATAATAAATTTCAAATCCATGAGCCAAAAGAACGGACAATAGAATCATGTTCATTTAAGGATAAAGTAGTGCAGAGATGCTTTTCCGATTATGTTCTGACTCCGAAGCTTGAAAAAATTCTGATTAAATGGAATACCGCTGGACAACAGGGAAAAGGACAACATATGGCAATGGACGGTTTAAAGGAGCAGATGTTGGATTTCTATGAAAAGAATGGAATAAATGGATGGATTGTAAAATGTGATATTCATAAATATTTTTACAGCATAGATCATGAAATAATGAAAGATGTACTGGACTACTATTTTGATGATAATTTTACAATCTGGCTGAATCATTTATTTATTGATAGTACAGGAAATCCAGGACTGCCATTAGGGAACCAGGTCAACCTAAAATATGCATTGCTACTACTTCATTCGCTAGATCAGATGATAACGATTGAGTTTGGAAATCCATATTATGGACGATATAACGATGATTTTTATGTGTTGTGCAAAACAAAAGACATCGCCAGAGAAATTCTTGAAGCAATTCGAATGATGGTTAAAAGCCTTGGATTGGAATTGAACCCAAAATCGCAAATTGTACCGTTCCGAATGGGACTGTGTTATCTTGGATTCCACCATTACGTGACTGATGAGGGGAAATATATCAGAAAATTACGTGGTGACAGAAAAAGAAATACTCAGAAAAAGGTTCGTAGATGGGTTCGCGCAGTAAACGAAGAAAAGATGCCAGTGGAAAAATTCAACGAAAAATATGGAGCATGTAGGAATCATATGCTTCATGGAAACTGTATTAAATTATGCCACAGTATGAATTTGGAAATTGAAAGGAGAATGAAATGAGATTAATTAGTCAGACAAGAGATCTTGATATCCCATACGAAAATACAGTATTGAGTGTAGCAGGAAACCTTATATTTGCATATGTTCCTATAGTTGGTGAAAAAGGAACAGTCATAGCTAGTTATTCAACAAAGGAAAAAGCCGAGAAAGCAATGAAGGTGCTTCATAAAGTATACGCAGGAATGTTTCTTACACAAAACGTTGAAATGAGTGATGACGATTACGAGGAATGCATAAAAATGGCTGCAAGAGGTTTTGGAATCATCAAAACCATGGTTAATAGCCCAGATATGAAATTCGAACCAGCAAACATCGTGTTCCAATTTCCAAAGGATGATGAAGTATGAAATGTAAGTATTGTAGACCTGTCCGAGATGATAACGAAGATCTGATTTACACAGAATTTAATGGAGAATGCACTAATTTTACGCAAATCAGATATAAATGTGGGGAATACAGACTTTATACATCAAATGCATTCATCAGGATTAATTACTGCCCGATATGTGGAAGAAAATTGAAAGCGAGGTGATGCCATTTGTTCATGCGAGTAATTTCAACAGGAAGTACGAAAGGAAACTGTTACGCTTTGCAGTCAAGTACAGGCGAGATTGTTCTTCTTGACTGCGGATGCGATTACAAAAAGATTCTCAGAGGGATTGACTACCAGATAAACAATGTTTCCGGTGTACTTCTTTCGCATGAACATGGCGATCACACCGAAGCTGTTCATGAAATCATGAACTCCGGAATTGCAGTTTATACCGGGCAAGAAACAATCAAAAACTTAGGCATAACGGACGGAACTATAAAAGCTGTTGCTGAAAAGAAATACTTCAAAATCGGTTCCTTCAGCGCAGTTCCGTTCAGCCTGCCACATACATCTGCAAATAAAGAGCCGTGCCCGAACTTCGGGTATCTAGTGGAGCATGAGGAAATGGGAAAGCTTCTTTACCTGACAGACTTTGAGCATTGCCGGTACAAATTCAAATCAATGGAACTTAATCACTTGGTTATTGGTTGTAATTACTGCGAGGAACTGATAGACAGAAATAATCCGAAGTGGGAGCACCAGATTACCGGGCATTGTTCTTTGTCAACTTGTAAGCAATTCATTAAAGAAAATCTCACAGAATCGCTTAAAACGGTAACGCTGGTACATTTGAGCGGTGATGCTTCAGATACTGGGAAAATGCTTAAAGAAATTAAAGAAGTTGTCGGTGATGGTGTTCTGGTTCAGATTGGACAAGCCGGTTTGGAAGTTGATTTGAACTTGTTTCCATTTTGAAAGGAGAAGGGAATATGGAAATGACAGATTGTAGCAAGTGCAGATTTCGTTATTGCTGCACACTAGCTTGGGATTACGGATCGCTGTACTGTAATGATTACGAGGAGGAATAAAATTGAAAGAATGGACAGAAGAACTTTTACTGGCGGATGGATATAAGCTTCAAAACGCTGAGATTACAAATGTATCATTAAATTTCAGAGATCACGGAGTACTTTCACTTGATCTTACGCTGAACGGTGGCGGATGGGGAGTCGTTTACGGCGGCTATGCTCTTGGACATGGATATTTGGGAGCCAAAGAATTTAAAGGTTCTGCTTCCGGAATGGAAGCAATCATGCGAATTATGGATGTAGTTGGCGTTGAAGATCTTGTGAATTTAAAAGGAAAGCATGTTCGGGTCGCAACAAAGGGATGGGGAAGTTCAGTAAAAATCATTGGGCATTTTATCAAAGACCAGTGGTTTGATTACTTGAGTTTTTACGAGGATAAAAAGGAGTGACAGGATGCAGATTTTAATTAATGTTCTGGACAAAATCAAAAAGGAAATCTCTCCAATATCCAGTTTGTACGACAGAGGATGGAATGATGCACTGGAAAAGGCAAAGGAATGTTTCGCATCCTATAATCCGGTGATTGAATGGATCCCAACAGAATTAATGTTACCGCCGGAGCCAGACGAAGATGTTGATATCGAGGAACTTCCGCAGTACACGGTAACAATCAAGGGTGCTGAATGGCCAACATCTCTGAGGTATATTGGAAACGGCGAATGGGCGGATGTTGGAGTCGGAAGAGAGATAAAATACACGGTTTCGGCGTGGATGCCGATGCCTAAAGCTTATAAGGAGAAATAACATGAACAAAGTAATTTTGATCGGTCGATTAGTGAAAGATCCGGACATACGTACCGGAACCAACAACATAACCATTGCCAGATACACTCTTGCGGTAGAAAGACAGTATCGTAAAGACAACGAACGGAAAGCAGATTTCATAAATTGTGTTGCACTTGGTAAAAATGGAGATTTTGCTGAAAAATACCTGCATAAGGGAATGAAAATTGCAGTCATCGGCAGCTGGCAGACTGGAAACTATACAGACACTGATGGAAAGAAGATTTACACAAATGACTGTCTGGTAGAAACCCATGAGTTTGTGGAAAGTAAAGGCAGAAACAACCAGTCTGAAAGCACCGGCGTAGTTCCACCGTCAGCGCCGGCAAGTGACACATTTGTTGAACCGGCTTACGATCCGGATTTACCGTTTTCGTAATTGAAAGGAATTTCAGTTGGATTACAAGAAATTCAGACAGGCAAAAGCCATTGAAGCAAGCAATAAGAAGAAACTTCTGAAAGTAAATCCGAAACTGGATGAAGGAACCGGAATATATATACTCTGGCGGACTGAAACTCATGGATATATCGGGCAGTCAGTGAAACTTCTTACCAGACTGGCGCAACACATGTCAGGATACGAGCAGCATATTGATCGTTCCATGAAAGCACATGGGCTGTATTCAGAAGATAATAAGAACGGCTACAAGATTGATTTTTTCCATTGCCCGGTATCACAGCTTGATGAAAAAGAACGAGAATACATCCAGAAAGCCATTGATGCCGGATGGATTGTGAAAAACAAGACTGGTGGTGGACAGGATGAAGGAAAAGAGAAGATTGCTGATTACCGCCCGGCAAAAGGATATCGTGATGGTATCCGACAAGGCAAGAAAACTCTGGCCCGTGATTTATCACATATCATCGACACCCACCTTCAGATATCTTTGAAACCCGAAAAGCAGAACAACAAAACTTCAATCAAAGCCTTTGAGAAATTCAAAGAAATGCTTGATGAAAGGAACTACGAGAAATGACTATACGTGAAATAAAGAGCAGAAAACATAAGGAATACGAGCAGAATCGTAAAGATATTTATTATTTCATCGTAAAATACGAAAAACGCAAAGGCGAAATGCCACAGATTAAAACGATAGCTGAGGAATTGGATTTAAGCCCCAGTGCAGTTCAGAGACATTTACGTCAGTTTGCGGATGATGGGCTGATTGAATTTTCAGGGAGCAATTCTCACAGAAAATACCGGCTGGTAAGAAAGAGTGAAAGATGAAACTTTACGATCTGTACACCTTAGATGGGACGTTCGTAGATACACTTACCCGGAAAGAAACTGTTGAAAGATTCAATCTTTCCGGGTGGGACTTCAAATCAAAAATAGACTACAGAGAGCCTATCAATGGTGAATATTACCTGGATGATTCGGAAGACGATATCACTGTTAGAAAGCACAAGGACAAAGACATGCTTGCACAGTTTGACTTACTCACATCGAAGCTGAGAAAAATATTAAAGGTGGAGGGAAGATAATGGCGGAGAATTGCAATGAATGTAGTATCGCATGGATACGTGGAAGTGACTATGCTGAGGTATCGGCATACAACGGAAGTACTTTAAAGAATCGAACACTTAAACTGAAAGAAGAAAACCCGGAAGATGTAAAGGTTATCGCAATTAACAAAGATGGCTCGATTTTCGCTCATGTTCCGAGAAAATACGTGCCAAATTTACGTGCCCCGAGAAAGCTGACAGAAGAGCAGAGGGCAGAACTGGTTGAGCGAGGAAAGAACATGTCGAAATGGAAAGTAACTGATGTAGAAGAAACGCCAGATTTCGATTTTGACGATGAGGATGAAGAAATCCTCGATGGTGAAGATAAAATCGGTTTTTAGGAGAAAAAATGAGAGTAGATGTTCAGATGAGGAATAATGCCATAACGATTCAAGAATTGAGAGCGTATCTGGCAGAAAGGTACGGGATCCGCAAAGGGAATCGCATTAAGTACACAGAACGCGGAGAGGAAAAAGTGGAACACATTTACGAGGTCGATGCGATTTATCCGCATTGTGTGTTGCTGCGAGATATTTTCGATAACACAAGGATTTGTCCATGTTACGGAAAATTAAGAATGATGTTGAATGAAATCGAGTAAATATGAAGATGGTTAAAAGAAAGGAATAACACTTATCCTCGTGAAACGAGGTTGTATTTAATCAAGCAAAAAAACAATTAATTAAAAAAGAAAGGAGCCAGCCTCCGGCCGGGGCAAGGGTATACCGGGCTTCTTAGAAAAAAATGAATTTAAAATGTGAAATTTATCGTGATTCTATGCAGAATTATAAAAAATATGCAATTCCAAGAGCGCAACTTGTAATTGCGGATGTACCTTACAATGTTGGAAACAACTTTTATGGCAGTAATCCAATGTGGTACACGGGCGGAGATAATAAGAATGGTGAAAGTAAATTAGCCGGAAAAGCAGCTTTCAACTCAGATTTCAATTTCAATCTGTATGAATATTTTCACTTCTGTTCAAAAATGTTGAGAAAAGAGCCTAAAAAGGCAGGCGCAAGAGGAAGAAGTTCAGATGCACCATGCATGATCGTATTTTGTTCGTTTGAGCAAATACAAACGCTGATCAATGTGGCCGCGAAACATGGATTCGTTCACTACATACCGCTTGTGTTCATTAAAAATTACAGCCCACAGGTACTAAAAGCTAACATGCGTGTGGTAGGGGCTACAGAATACGCACTTGTGTTTTACCGAAATAAACTTCCAAAGTTCAGAAATGGAGCACAGACGGATGAAAACGGAAAGACTATTCGCGGTACTGGAAAGATGGTTTTTAACTGGTTTCAGTGGGAAAAAGACGGAAAGGATATTCCTAAAATTCATCCCGCACAAAAACCAGTAGCCGTTCTGAAAAGATTAATCGAAATATTTACCGATCCTGGCGATGTAGTGATTGACCCATGCTGCGGAAGTGGCAGCACATTGAGAGCAGCCATGGAACTTGGAAGAAGCGCATATGGATTTGAAATTGATAGAAATTTTTATCAGAGAGCTAAAGATGAAATGATTGTTTTAGAAAGAAATCCGCAAATGAATATCAAAGATTTTATTTAGAAACCATGGGGGACTGCACAATAGCGTGCCAGTTGCTTGCATGGGGAAAGTGAGGATGGAAATGAGTGAGATCAAATTCAGTGACGGAATGCCAGTAAGAGAAAGACGTTCCAGCACAAGCATTTATCCAGAGGAATTGTTGGATAAAAAATGCGGTGGTTGTATGAGATGCCAGCCAAGAAAAAGAAAGGGCGAAACAGGCTATCGTTGCACAACACAGCCGTACACCAAAGACATTTCACCAGAAGACAAAGCTTGCGTTATTTACTGGGACAAAGAAGAGGAAAGAAAGTACAATGCGTTAAAGACGCAGGACGAAGAAAACCGAAGAAAAGAACTCTGGAATATCTATTCAAAGCGAGAGCCGATCAAACTCCCTATCGTAAATGATGGTTACGGAATAATTCCAGAATGTCCTATTTGTGGAGAGATGCCGTACAGCACTAAGCAGTGCCACTGGTGCGGTCAGAGGTTTATGCAAGACGAAGAAGTGAAAGAATATGCAAAACCGCTGACGAAAGAGGTAACGTGTTTTTCATGTGGTAGAAAGGTAATGGCAAATGTAAGTAAGTATAACGGACACATTAGTTATCATTGCCAGTGCGGAACGAGTTTTATCGAATAAGGAGGACACAAAATGAAATTATATTTCTACATTTTGGACAGTGACAGAGAAACAGGCAAATGGAATCTTCGCCTTGAAGAATGTGAAGTAATAGAAAAGCCGAAGACATACAAACCAGTAACTAAATTCCCTGACGGAATCTACACTTCGTTTATAAAAAAAGAATCAATAGGCAATTTCATTAACGAGTACAGCAAAGCGGTTGTATTAGATGTACCTGATTATGAAAAAGCAAAGGAAGTATTTTTTAAAAAATACGATAATGAATTAAACGCTCTAAGAAAAGCAATTAAATTCTATGAGGAACTTAAATCTGCGGTCGAGGATTACAAGGAGGACACAAAATGTTAATCAGAAGTCAGGATAATAAAACACTGTTTAATTTCACGCAATGCATCAATATTGGAGAGCACGGAAAAGGTGCTGTGATTTATGTTAATAATTTGTATCCGGCAGGCGAGTATTCTACCGCAGAAAAAGCTTTAAAGGTACTGGATATGATTCAGGAAGCCTATGTAAATGGACATATTGATTATCAGATGCCAGCGGACAGTGAGGTGGAAATATGAAAAGATCTGAAACAACAAAATTTCTTAGCAGATTGTTGGAAAAAAGCCGTTTTTCTGGTCCAGGTAAATACTGGGCTAGAGAAGTAAGCCTTGATTATGGCTACGCAGCAGGAAAGGCAAGAAGAGTAGATTACATGCAATTTATTCCGGAAAATCAGTGCTCTATCTCAGCAATCGAAAAAGGAATATTTGCATGCTATGAAATCAAAAGTTGCAAAGAGGATATTTACAGCGGAAATGGATTAAATTTTATTGGCGAAAAAAACTACCTTGTGACAACAATGGAGTGCTACAAAGAGATTTTACCTGATTTAAAAAATGGAAAATTTGCCCAACATATACGTGAGAATTTTCCGGAATGTTACGCGGAAATAGGTAACATGGGAGTAATGGTTGCAGTTCCGTATCAGAGAGATGTTGCAGAAGAATTTGAAAGCCCAACACCACTAGGTGAAGATGTGGAGAAATGGAGATTATCAGTTATTTTGAAGTGTGGACACAATGGTTCAAGAAAAAGATCCATGACAGAACTGTTGTTTTGCATGGTAAGAAGCGGGCATTGAGAAAGGATGGAATAATATGATACATATCAAAGAAAGATTAAAGCAGTACGCGGATAAATATTCGGACTGCTACAAATACGCTGGGGTGTATGTCAAAGTTATTCAAGATATGATTGAGCAGCTTCTGGCTGATCTGGAGCAGGATGAGAAAGAAAATGGTTGGATTCCGGTCAGTGAGAGATTGCCAGAAACAGATGATTATATTCTTCTCTCTTTTGCGAATTACTCAATCCCAATAATCGGAAGATGTGAAAGAGATAAAGATGGCAACGGCATTTTTTACGCCGGTGACGATTTAATATCTTGTTTAGGTAATGATTTATATGTCAACGCCTGGATGGAATTGCCGGAGCGCTATAGGGAGGACGAATCATGATTACATTCTTATTAGGATTCACCCTTGGAATCATAGTCGGAGTGGCCGGTCTTGCATGTGCAGCGATCATGTACGATAAGCACACCCGTACGAATAGAAAGGAGCAACGGTATGCTGACAAGGAATAAAAAGCTGAAAGACTACGGTATTCCGGCAGAGGACATAGAAAAACTGAATACGATGCTGAAAGACTTTCCGGCAGAGTACGGATACCTGCTTACCAGTGCCGCCTTGTCAGCTTGCCCGAAAAACACGGTGATAGCGGATATGGTAATTGAGAATATCCTACACCGGAAAAGTTACAGAAAAATTAGCAAAGAAAGATATATCCCGATGAACCCAAAGGACTTTTACGGATACAGGCGCAAGACCGTCGCTGTACTGTATGAGAGGATGCGGTTGTTGGGAGTGTGGGAAGGAGATGAGTGAAATCAAGTCTATTTATCCGAAGGAATATATTTTAAAAAATGGATTGCTTCGATACTATACTGCTCCTGGAAGATACGGATTTGCAATTTACGAAGCGGGCTATCAATTACCCCTACTGTCGCCGTTGGAATATTGTACGGAAAATAGTGCGAAACTTGATTGCATAAGATTTAATGCTCTTGGGCCGGAAGAAATCTGGAAAGAATATTGGAGACGTTATGTAATTTCTAAACGACCATTAGGTGCGAAAATAGAGACGTTTGCTGAATGGAAAAGCAAAAACGCAAACATGTATGAACGGGAGGATAGAAGATGAAATTAATTGAATTATTAGAGGCAATTGGTGCAGATGTTGAGAACGGCAAGAAAGTCCAGATATGCTATCCGAGTAGAAGTTGGGAAGATTACGATATATTCAATGCCGGTTCGAAGCTATTGAAACCATTTTATGACTTAAAAATAAGCCGTCTTTCGGCAATAGGGGCGGATGTGTTCAGAGTTGGCTTGGTTTTTGATGAGAAAGAGGGTTGTGATTGAATGAACAGACTGATTGATGCAGACGAATTAATTAAATACATCAAAATTTGGGAAATTGGCACAAGTATTAGTTCTGATCAGAAAGAGTTTATTGATTGTGTTAACAAGCAGCCGACAGCTTTTGATGCGGACAAGGTTGTAGAGCAGTTGGAAATGAAAAAGACAAGAGCTGCTGCATTACAGAAAAAATATACATCAGAGTATTTCGAGGGCGAAACTGATGCGTTTGGATTTGCAATCAAAATCGTGAAAGGCGGTGGAGTTGAATGAGGGAAATTCTTTTCAAGGCAAAGACAATAAGTGGAAACTGGGTCAATGGACTTTTAGCGAATAAAAATGATAAATGGTACATCAGCAATAAGGCGGGCAACCCGTTTGCGTACGAGGTTCGTCCCGAAACCCTCTGCCAGTTCACAGGACTTTGCGACAAGAACGGAAATAAAATCTGGAAGAACGATATTTTGATGTGTCATGGAAATTCAGAAGACCTTGTAAAAGTGGCATTTGGAGAATTTGGTGTAAGAAATATTGAAACCGGATCTATAGTGGATAAAGTTATCGGATGGTATTACGAAGTTGTCCCAACAGATGCAATCAGCAGATGCGAACCTTTCTGCTGGTCAATGCCACTGAACAAAGATTATATCTGTCGGTGCGAAATGGAAGTTGTTGGAAATATTTTCGACAATAAAGAATTACTGCAAGGAGGAATCAGATGAGTAAATCAGTATTAGCGATTGATACGCCGGAGCATGGCTGCATTTCCTGCTTAATTGGGCAAAATCACAGTAACAGTCTGGAAACCTGTATTTATTGCCCGATCGCGGGAAAATGTGTACTTGATGAAAAAACAGAAGCCATTCCTGACTGGTGCCCGCTGAAGCCATTGCCGGAGAAAAACACTACCGAGAATGATATGACAGATTATCAGTGTGGGATGGTCGATGGTCGGAATCAGTGTATTAATGAGATTACAGGAGGAAATTATGATGATTGATTTAAGAAATACATGCGTTCTAGTTAGAACACCAGGAGAGAACGAGAAATTACTTAAAGAAGCTGAAAAGCAGGGAATTACGTGGAAAGGAAGAGACTATTGTAGACCATTAAAAGAACAAACATTTCCAAATATTTTAAAAATTTTCAAAGATAAAAGTATTGTTCATAATTCATATATTGACGCAAATTTTGCTTTCTACGAAGCTTCAGAACTTCTCGGCACGAAAGAAATGACTGCGAGAGAATTTGTTGAGTGGATTGCAGATATATCAAATTGTGATGAGCATAAATGTGCGGAATGCGCATTGAGTTACGCAAATACTAAGTGTAACGAGAGTTTGTGTGTTATACGGTATTGGAAAAATAATATAGATGAACTTCTTGAAATTGCAGTATCAGGCAGAACCATAGTTTTATCGCCCGAAGAAAAAGCAATTGATACTCTTGAAAATCTTATCGAGAATCCAGACCGTGCAGCGTTAAATGATGAATTTGTAGAGGCGTTAAAGCTGGCGGTGGAGAAGATGAAAGAGGTGAAGTAGATGGAGAGATTAACAGTTGACGATATGATAAAAGCACTTAAATGCATTTCCAGTCAAGATGCAGAAGGTGATTGCTATATGGATCACGAGAATTTTAAGCACATGGAAGACGATAAATATAAACGCATTACCTGTGGAACTGGCGAGAACTTAAAAGATTGGATTAGTGGAAGGGATGCAGTTGGATGCCCATACCACCAGAAAACGTACGGGACTTGCTACGAAGATGGAGAATTGTATTGGCTGAAAGATGTTACAGAACTTCTGGAAGAATTAAAATCTTACAAAGACTTAGAAGAACAGGGCTTGCTTGTGAGATTGCCGGTTAAAATCGGTGATGATATTTATAAGATTCCGAGCAAAGCGAATTATGATCTAAATGTCCTGAATGGATACAAAGCAAATAACAGAGTGTATCATCAAAAAGTTTACAGCATTGTATTTTCACAAAGAGGGTGGTTCGTACAGTGTGATAAAGACAGTATTCATGTCCCAAACGTTATTTGCGTTGACGTAGAATATGGGAAAACATGGTTCCTCACCCGTGAAGAAGCTGAGAAGAAGTTGGAGGAGGTTCAAAATGACAAGACCTGAGATTACAGCAGAATTATCAGCCATGCTTGAAAAGAAAATAAATCCTCACAATGATCCACGTATTTATTGGGCGAAAGAAGTGACATTCGATTATTCGACAGATCATGCGGTAAGGGTGGATTATATGCGGTTCGTGCCGGTGAATAATAGCGTGTCCGGGATAGAAAAAGGCGATTGTTATTGCTATGAAATCAAGTCATCTGTTGAAGACTTTCACTCTGGTCATGGATTGAATTTTATTGGAGATTATAATTATCTAGTTTTGCCGGGAACAGTATGTGCGATAATATCTTTAGAAATTCCACACGATGTAGGGATATATATTGCAGAAGGCAATGAGCTTGCATGCATCAAAAAAGCAAAGCGAAGAAATCGGACAAGGCCTGTGTCTGAAATACTTTTGATGATGTTCCGGTCTGCGAATAGAGATTATAGAAAAGCAGTAAAACAGTTGGAGGAGATGAAGAAGGATGGCGAATAAAATGGAAAAAGCAAGTATTCCTGTTGAAGTCGAAAAGGAAATTGTAACGGAATTAGAACAGATTTTTAGAATCGTAGATGACAAGCCATATTTTGAATTAAAATACAAGAAAGTTGGCGAGGATTATTACCACGTAGGATATAGTTCGTTCGATTTTCATAATGTTCTGAAATGGGAAAAAGAATATTTTGAGTTGGCTAATTGTATTGAATGTAAGTCCGGACAGAAAAATGTTGCAGGTAGAAAGTGTCAAGCGTGCATAAATAAAAATATGTTCGAGAAAATCTGAAACGGCAGTTTCATGGAAATAATAAAACCATGACAGAAGTAGAAGATTTGTAGAAAGTAGGTAAATAAGAATGAACCTTAAAGAATTTCAGAAAAAATACCATATCCGCAGGATTGACTTTGAAAAAGTTGAACCATCAGGTTTTGAAGAAGAATATGCAAGTGACAAACTGATCTGCCCATATTGCAAAAGCAGCATAGATTATGACTGCGAAGATGCAAACGATATGCTGTCCGGCACACCGTTTTTGTGTCCCGAATGCGAGAAATGATTTTATGCTTCCGGCGAAGTGTCGATAGATACAACTTGCACGCCCATTGAGGATAAAGTAATTGAACGTCGAAGTCATATTAAAAGCGACTATCAATACATGGACGATTGCAACGAAAAAGGCTGCGAATGGGACAATCCGTGGGGCGTAGTGGAATACGAAACCTACAAAGAATATGCAGAACCGTTGTTTAAAAACTTGGAGGATCAACATGAAGTCAGAAGAAGCAGAAAGGATAGAAAAGAATGAATAAGAAAGAAATCGCAGAAATTAAGAAACAGTTTACTCCAGCCAATTGCACAATCACACGCATTTGTGGTTGTTATGTGGACGCAGAAAAGAACAAGAAAACCAAAATTAAAGAAGCATTCCTGTCTCTTCCAGAGGAAGAAATGTTTAAGTATTTTGATATTTTCAAGAAAACCATGTCTGGCAGACTTGGAAAAAACCTTATGAACCTTGATTTCCCATTATCACAGGAAAAAGAGGGTGGAACACAGGAATTTCTTATGCGGATCAGAGCAAGTAAGCTTAAAAATGATGAGCTTTTGGACGAGTTCTACGACAAAGTGATTGAAAATTACGATTATCACGAAAATTACTACATAGTTCTCATTCATGCAGTATATGACATTCCAGGAAAAGCTTCTGATGGAACCGAAATGCACGATGCATCAGAAGAAATTTATGAACACATTCTGTGCAGCATTTGTCCAGTAAATCTTTCAAAGGCTGGGCTTAGCTATGATGTGGCTGAAAATAACATCAAAGACAGAATTCGTGATTGGGTAGTCTCAAGACCAGAAACAGGATTCTTATTCCCTGTATTCAATGACAGAAGCACTGATATTCATGGAACCTTGTATTTCAACAAAAACATAAAGAATATTCATCCCGACTTCATTGAAAACGTTCTTGGCGCACCAATTCCCCGTATACCCGGCAACGAGATCAATGTCTTTTCAGATTTTATCATGGACAATTTCGAAGGAAATACAACATTCAATTTCGCGGAAAGTCTGGTTGAATCTTTGCAGGAAGTAATAGAACAGAAGAAAGACAGCCCGGAGATGGTAACTGTGTCATGTGATGAAATGGAACAGATTTTTGGATATTGCGGAGTTTCAGACGAGAAGTTGTCGGATTTCAAAGAAAACTGGGAAATGTATTTCAGCAATGAGCCTGTTACTCTTGACAATATTCATAATTCAAAAACTGCAAAAATTGTAACACCAGATGCAACAATCTGCATCCAGCCAGATAAAATTGCTTTGATTGAACTGAAAGAAATAAACGGCGTTCCATCTCTTGTAATTTCGGTAAATGGAGAACTGAAAATCAATGGAATTGAAGTTGAATTAAAATAAACATTTTTGAAAAACCAGGAATTGGAGAAAGGAATTTTAGAATTGGCAAATAAAAGAATGTTCACAATGAAAATTGTTGACAGTGACGCATTTTTGGATATGCCGTTATCAACACAATGTCTTTATTTTCATCTAAACATGAGAGCGGACGATGATGGATTCATTGGAAATCCAAAAAGGATAATGAAAATCACAGGAGCAAGTGAAGATGACTTGCGATTATTAATCGCAAAAAGGTTTGTCCTTACATTTGAGGACGGCGTGATTGTAATTAAGCATTGGAGAATGCACAACACTTTGTCAAGAGATCGGTATGCTGAAACATCATATACTGACGAAAAGAAAATGTTGCTTTTAAAGGACAACGGCAGCTACTCTTTGACGGGCGGAAATCCGATTGATGATACTCGGCTAATAGAACGATCGGGACGGCAGACGCAACAAAGACGCAACAAAGACGCAACAAAGACGCTCTCAGATATAGATAAAGGTTTAGATATAGAATTAAATAAAGATATAGATAAAGATAATAATTTAATAGTATCTAAAGATACTATTCGTCAGACAGATGTCCGACGTGTTATTGAGGAGTGGAACAAATTACAGGATGTTGGCATTGCTCCTATCAGGGATATCAAACCAGCATCAAAAAGATGCCAGATGCTCAAAGGACGAATAAGAGAGTATGGCATGGACGATCTCTTAAAGGCTATGGACAACATCCGCCACAGCGATTTCCTGAGAGGCGAAAACAAAAATGGATGGATGATTACTTTTGACTGGTTTGTAAAACCAAATAATTTCTTAAAGGTTTTGGAGGGTAACTACAATGGGGACAGGAAACATGGATCTGGTGCAAAAACTCAAAGAAAAGTCGAGCCGCTTATCCCGTTCGGAACGCTCAGTGATGAGGGAGACTCAGACACATTGCCGTTTATGTGATGATTCCGGATGGGTTTGGAGCCGTGATCAATATGGAGTTCCGTACTGCCAGGAGTGTTCCTGCGGTATCCGCAAAAAAATGATTCATAGAAATCAGCTTAAGTTTGCAGAGATTCCAGACATCTACAAGGATGCAATGTTTAATAATTTTCGGTCGGCAGTATATCAGCTGCCGGAGAGCCGGGAAACAATAAGGCAGGCTGCGAAAGCTGTTCGCTACTGGGTGGAAAATATCAGTGATATGCAAAAGCAGGGAATTGGACTATATTTTTACTCTAGCACGAAAGGCTCTGGAAAAACCCGGATGGTATGCAGCTTGGCGAATGAACTGATTGAAAAACATCAGAAACAGGTAAAATTTTCAACGTCCATGAAAATCCTTGATGAGATCAAATCCACATGGGGAAAAAGATACAGCCCGGATAAAACGGAAGAACAGTTGATTGACGAACTTGCAAGAGCGGATATTCTAATCATTGATGACTTCGGTACAGAAACCGAAAAAGACTGGGTAAATGAGAAATACTATGAAATTATCGACGGACGCTATACAAGCCGAAAAATCACGATTTTCACAAGTAATTACTGTATTTCTCGACTAAATTATGATGAACGTATCACCAACCGGATTCTGGAACGGTCACTTGAGATCCCATTTCCGGAAGAATCTGTCCGTGAGCACATAGCGGAAACAATGAAACAACAAATGATAGTAGGTATCATGGGAGGCGAAAAATGAACAGTGCGGTGTTAAAAAGAAAATTCACAGGGAAACCGGTAACTATGCCTTATTCAGCTGCAAAGGTTGAAAAAATGCAGAGGATATTCGATGAATCCAGAGAGAAAGTTTTGGCAGCCAGAAATGAAGAGATTGAAAAAGCGTACCAGAAAGGCAAGGAAGACGGGATCAATAGAACCGTGAGCGTTTTGAACAAAGTTGTAGAAAACGCAAGGGAAGAAGAAAGAGAGAAAAGCTACAACGCCGGTTTCGGACAAGGGTTTACGGAAGGGCAGGACTGGGCGAATGTTGAGAACAGTGTAACATTGCTTTTGGCACTGCATAGAGCATACGACTTTGAACCGGAACAGCTGATGAACGTAGTGAAAAAGAGTAACAAATATGTGCATCAGGCAAATGAAGGAAAACCGACTATCGGTGCTCTTGCACGGCAGTTGTACAATGAATGCCAGATAAAGTTGTGCGAACACGAAGTGGAAATTTTGAGAAAGCACAGTTTGTTTGAAGAGGGTGACCCATATGATTAAGATAAGCGCAATGTACAAAGATTCCGGCGGAACAAATCCGTATCACAGATGCGATGAATGTTTGCGGTACCGGTCCGGAAAGCATCCGAGGTGTCTGAATTACAACGGAGATGTGGACTGGAAACCAAACTACATTGCCTGCAAATTTTTCACAGATGAAAAGGAAGATGAAATCAAAGGACAGATAGATATATTTGATTTGTTGCAAAACAAAGTAATTGATTGACTAAAAAACGCTAGAATCCATTTTATATAAGTTCACATAGAAATATATGCCTAAAATGTTTTAAAAGGATTTTGAACCTTTTCGTCAAAGAAAGGAGTGCGACATGAACAAAGCGTTATTACTGGCGTTGAACGAACACATATACCTTCAGGGACTGATCAGCAGAGAAATGAAAGAAAAAATTGATATTCAGATTCTTTCTGAAAATTGAACCAAACTATTGAGCGGAGATGAGATTGAATGTATAATAATCTTATCTCTGCTCTTCCAAACAGAAGGGAGAACGGGGCATGAACGTTTATCGCACTAGAGAAATACTGAAAACTTGCAGTATTTTCGATCTGAAATTAAAAGTGGCGTTTTACGCAAGAGTAAGCACAGAATCAGAAGACCAACAGGTTTCTATACATCACCAGGATGAATATTACAGAAACTTCATTGCTCAAAATAAAAACTGGGTGTTTGTTGGTGCGTACATTGACAATGGAATATCGGGAATAAGAACTGAGAAAAGGGATGAATTTCAACGCATGATGGCAGATGCCAAAACTGGAAAGATTGATATGATTGTAACGAAAGAAATTACCAGGTTTGCGAGAAATACGCTAGACAGCATAAAATATACAAGAGAATTACTGATGTATGGTGTGTGTGTATGGTTTCAAAACGACAACATCAATACGATTGACGAAGATAGTGAGTTACGACTTACTATAATGTCCGGAATTGCCCAAGATGAATCAAGAAAACTCTCCAATCGAATAAAATTCGGACATGCGCAGTCGATAAAAAACGGTGTAGTTCTTGGATCACGAATATACGGTTACATCAAGAAAGACGGAAAGCTTACAGTTGATCCCAAAACAGCTCCAATGATAAAAGAAATATTCGAAAAGTATTCTACAGGAGAATGGTCTACATCCACCATTGAGAGATACCTGTACAAAAAAGGGTATCGAAATTACAAAGGTGGAAAACTCAGTCGAGATAATATCAAAAAGATAATCAAGAATCCGAAATATAAAGGTTATTATTGCGGCGGTAAAGTAAAAGTTGTCGATATGTTCACTAAAAAGCAAGAGTTTTTGCCAGAGGACGAATGGACGATGTACAAAGACGACGGAAACCATGTTCCGCAGATTGTAGATGAATCTGTATGGAATAAGGCAAATGTCATTATGCAAACACGGAGCGATGCGATCAAATCCCACAGAACATCTTTTAAGCAAAACAATTTGTTTACCGGATATATCTTTTGCGGTAATGATGGAGCACCGTACTGGATGAAACAACGCACTGCAAGAGGACGTGAAGATGTAAGATGGGTATGTAGTTATCGCATAAAAAACGGAGCGCAGAGCTGCAATTCTTTCGGAATACATGAGAAAGAATTAAAAATAATGCTTGCAGACCTTATCAACAAATCTGGTGATATCCAAGCAGCTATTGAAAAATATATAAGTTTGGTCGAAAAGAACATAGACTTCAGCAACGATAGGGCTGAGATAAACCGGCTTAAAAATATGATTCTTCAGCTAGAGAAAAAGAAAGACAAACTTCTCGATCTTAATCTGGATGGAATCATAACAAACTCCGAATATCTTGAAAAAAACGAAAAATTCAAGAATGAAATCCAAGACATAAGCAATAAGCTTTCCGAACTGGAATCAAAAGAAGAAGCCAATAAAGATTCCCATTTGAAATTAAAAGAAATCGGCAAGATATTAAATGATTTACAAGGAATTGGCCCGGAAGATATTACCAAAGCTGTTCTGGGTGAGTTTTTGGACAAAATAATAGTGAATCCGAAGCGCCCGCAGGAGTGCGAAATTCTGTTCTTTTTAAAGACCGGAGATGTAAAAAAAAAGTCAATAATCGAGCGGGGTAAACAGAGCTGTTCTGAATACTTTTTTTTAAATAAGTTCTCAGAACGACACGCCGTATTTTACAGGAAAATCAACTATGTGGATGGATGCGAAAAGGAATTTAACTACACTTACGCATTTGCAATCTAAATAATATACAAAAGATGAACGGAAGAGCAGAGATGTAATTTTTTGACATTTAACTAAATATTTGATAGTATGGAAACATACTAATGATGACATCGGTTCCAATTCCCGGAACAGGATGTCTTTTTGTGTTTTTAAGGGGTGATAACCATGAATCATACCGCATATGACGTAATGAGAGAATATATGATCGAGGGAGCAGAATTGGACGGACCATACCAGTTCCCCATGATGCCACGGTATACTGGCAGACCTGGAACGGATACTGTCGACTTCAAAGACAGCTTTGACCGGCGGATAAAGAACCATAGGGACTTGACCGTCAATTTTTATATCCATGACAACGAATTTGAGAAAATCTGGAATTGTCCAGACAAATATATCGAGCATCTAAAATGCTTTAACAGTGTGATCGCACCGGATTTCAGCATGGCAGTCGGAGAAGGTGGTATGCCATTTGCTATGAACATCTGGCAGAAGTACCGCAACCATGCGATAGCGCATTATCTGCATATGAACGGAATCCGCATGATTCCAAACGTGAACATACCACCGGAATACTGCTACGATTGGATTTTTGACGGAATCCCAAACAGAAGCACGGTTGCCTGCTGCACCAATGGGCGAGTGAAGTCGAAAGCATCACGACTGGAATTTTGTAAGGGGTTTCAAGAGATGGTCCGGAGATTGGAGCCACTAAGAGTGATCATCGTTGGGCGGATACCACAGGAACTGCAAACAGACATAGAAATTATCAACTTCAAAAGCAGAAACCAGAAGATTAAAGACAGGGAGGGGAAATATGGGATTCTCAACTGAGCGATCAGCGCACAACAAAGTACGTAGGAAGAAAGATAAGACGGAACAGAAGGTGAAAGTTCGGAAACAACGGACCACATACAAAACGAAGAATACGGCTAGGAGAAAATCTGAGGGATTAAATAAATTAAATTGATTCGTGATTTTTTACAGCCTCTCGGAAGATGCTATGGATTAATATATGCAAGACAAACAAAATTGAAATCCGGAAATAAAGGTTATTTTCCAGCAGTTCTTTTTTTGACCGTTTTTCGGCATTTTTCTGTGTCTGAATATTGCAAATATTCAAGAACCGCCAGAAATATTGTTCGTTTCACAACTGACATGAACATTTCTGCAAAAGGCTGCGGACCGGTGACGGGGATTTCCCAGGCGTCAATAACTGACGCTCTAATTTCACCCACAACGCCCGCAAAACTGACAAGGCTATACTTCTTCGGCCGGAATCTAAACGGCCGTTAAAAAGCCAAATAGGGCGGTTGTACAGTTGGCCCAAAACAGAACATACTTTTGCCACTGGTCGGGCACTGTGCCCCGGATCGGTGCCAGCTGCACAGAGGCACGACAAAAAGAGCCGGAAACGGCTATATATAATCATAGTACCACCATACCGGCGCCCCGTCAACCGTGAGTATTGATTGACGAAAGTACACAAAAACGGCTTGTAAATCTGGCAATGGTAAAAACATCAAGGAACGCCAGAAAGACGAAAAACGGTGAAAAAAGCAAATTAACAACCGTATTTCCGAACAAACAAAAAAGTTAAGTTGTCAAGGTACACGGCTTGTAGATAGATTTCACAAGCCTGATCCGCTCCCCAGGTCGTGAACCTGGTGCCGGACTGGATACCGGAAGAGCAGCAGAAAAAGAGCAGCGTTTTCACTGCTCTAAAAAATTAACATCAACTGACCGAGGCAAGTCCCGGAAAAACTCCGAAAAACCGGCGTCAGTGGTGTTGTACTGCCGGTCAGAAGTCGGGATGGTCTGCCCGTTTTTAAGCTCCATGCAAGACAGCTGCAAAAATCCGTCTTGTTTTGTTGACCTGTGCAGGGCGTACCGCATGACGGACACGGCTCCAGACTGACACCGCACCGGCGGAAGGTCGTACCAGATCAGCGGCACAGAACCGGAAGCGACCGCAAGAAAAACCTTTTCCGCTTCCTGGCGTGCTGCATCCTCTATCTTTTCGATTTCTGAAAAATCACCGCTTTTTATAGCGGTGATGGTTTGTTTTTGCGTGGGTTTTCTAATTTTCATTATAATGTTCTCCTTTTGTCCTCTCCTGGTAAAATGCAATTAATGTTACTTCTATCGGTTCTTTGCTGGAAAAGTAACGAAAATTTCTAAATTTATTGAAATCATGTTCTAAGTGGTTTTCTTCGATATAGTTTATTATTTGCATTAAGTTCATTTTTTTCTTTCTTCCCTGTACCCATGGGAGCCGGGTGTTTTTTTGCTAAATATAAAAAAAGTATTGACTATCTAAGGGAAAAATGCTATATTGTGATAGCTGGATGCTATTCGATTTTTCGAATGCATTTTCTAGGGCGGTCTAACGTGCGTTGTTAGATCACTTTTTTTATCGGTCCGTCAATTTAACTTGACTTTTCCAGCTGCATGATGTATTGTGATTATATCAGCTAGCAACAGTTGCTGATTCTTAACGTACCATGATTCCGTTGAGAGTCGCCACAGTCTACGGTGTGGTGTTGAGTTGAAAAATATTATTATACACTTGTTTGTGTGAAAAGGCGGGAAGGCGTGACAGATGTCACGCCTTTTCACTGTTTTCTATAATCTCTCGGTACATTCTCGCGCCGCCGTCCCATTCGCTCCTACCGTCCAAATACTCTTCGGCGGTTTCTTCGCGAACTTCTCCGGAATTTTCAAAAAGCGCAATTTTCCCTGTACTTTTCTGTACAACCTCGATTGCTGATAGTGTGCAAAAAGGTTCGCAGCTTTCGCGGAAATTCTCCGCGCGGTCCATCAGCTCTATCATTTTTTTAAGCTGCGGGATTGAAAACGCCTTTAAATCCTCGTCAGTAAGTACGTTTTTAACGTACCACTGAATATTTTTTACAGCTTCTGATTTTTTGAATAACAATTCCTCTTTTCTCATGTTTTTATCCTCCATTTTTGATTTATTTTATTATACCAGTTTTTTGGCTGGTATTAAAGGGCGATGCCGGGAATCGAACCCGGCAGGAACCATTACGCCTGAAAAGCACTTATCTTCCGAAAAATTTCGATCACGGAAGCTGCGAGAACTCTTTTCTTGTCTGAAATATATCCACGCCTTTTACTTTTCAATGCCTTTTCAGCATTTTCTAAAGAACTTACTCCCCAGCTAGAAGCATCCTGAAGTCTTTTATATTCCTCTGACGTTACCGGAACAGCTTTCAAACTGAAAAGATCAACATCGTATTTTGTTTTGAGCTGGCAGATGGGAATATATTTATCAGTCCCCATATTTTCGCCGATATTCCAGACAACGTAATTCTCTGGAATTTTCTCCACGATTTCAAATACATCAGTTCGATAGTCGTTCTCCGAAAAGATTTTACCGTCCTTAATTTCAATTTTAGCCATGTTATTATCCTCCCTTAATTGATTCTTTTGAAATCCGGCGGTTGCGTTGGGGCTACGGCTTGACCGCCGCCGGAGGTGTTAAACTTCTACGTTGATCAGGGACGGATCCAGATCTCCGCGTCTATATTTAACTGGGAGATACAAGCCCACGCCGTAAGGATCGGCCAGCAGCTCCCCGAAATGGGAGTAATGATAGTCAATTCCCATTTCTTTGAATTTCTCTATTGCGGTGCTGTTGAGGGAACCTTTTTCCCATTTGATGCTTGTTATTTTCATGTTCATTTCCTCCTATTCATTTACCCCGGGGGTGAATGTTTTTTGTTTTCCTTTGATGGTTATATAATACACGATAATAGACTGAAAGTAAATACACAAGATACACGAAAATAGACAATATAACACAGCTTATTTTTGTGCAAATAGTACATAAAAATAGACATTGACTTAATGCCAAAAATCTATTATCATATATTTATAAATAAGGAGGTGAAAAACAATGGCCGATTATGGAAAGAATGGTTATATTGATTTTTCAAAGCTATGGAACGTATTAAAAAAGAAAGAACTTAATAAACAGTGGTTAAAAAACAACGGATTACATTCTAATACAGTAGCAAAGCTGACTAAAAACGAAAATGTAACTTGTGAAGTCATCTGCACATTATGCAAATTATTGAACTGTCAACCGTCTGATATCATGGAGTATAAAAAATAAATAAAATACATGGAAATAGACTATTGACAAATACACGAAAATAGACTATACTGTAACCATAGAAAGGAAGTGGTTATAATATGGTATTGTTATGATGTGAAAATAGCAAATAACTGTAAGTGAATAAAAACCAAGCAAACAGCCCTCAGCGGGGCGGATCAGGAGGGAAAAATGAAAAATACAGAGGCTGGAAAAGCTACAAGAAGGGTACAACTTAAAAACATGCCGTTCGATCGTTTCGAGGACGGCGTTGGATTCATCCACGCAACCGGATATGATTGCCTTGTAGACGGTCAGTGGATGACCGAATACGAAGATAACATCTTTGAGGACGCTGCCGGATGTTCCTACGAGGTTGAACCGGAAGAGGAACCGGAGTGGACTGAAGAAGACGAGGCACAATGGGCCGAAACTTTCAAGCCGTATCCGGGATTTGAAGAATAGAACAAGGAGGGGAAAGAAATGAGAATCAACGGAATCGGAGTTGTTAGCAAGAAAGAAGCAATGTCCATCTTGACAAAAGAAGGACGGGAAGAAGTTAAAAACGGTGGAATTACCATAGAAGAGCTTGGAGAAATGTACAAGCTCGAGCAGGTCAAAAAAGCCTGCAAGATTGGAAAGTGTCGTGATACTTTTGCGGCCAACTACAGCCGTATCCCGGACAGCTTAAAAGAAAAGCTTACGCCGCAGGAACTGGCGGAGCTGGTAGAAACTTTTTATAAATGTTACGGGGACGGGAAAAATGCGAAAGAATAAAGAGCCGGAAACCAGCTCTTTACACTTAAAATTATTGTTTCAATCCTCGGCGACCGGGATTGTTGGCCGCTCCACTTACAGAACATCCTCTGTAAGCGACAATAATATTATACCACAAAGAAAGGAAAAAGACATGAAAAAAACAATCAATCTTTTAAACGAAGTTGTAAAAATGGGCTTCAGTAGGGAAAAGGCTCTCAGAGATATCGACGCAAGTCTTGACGAAGAGCTTAGAACCGAAAACCGAAAGCCACTGATGGAAGAGGAAATTCCCGATCAGCTTTACGAAGATATCCTTTTCGGCTTCAGATGCGAGGCCGAAGAGCCATGAAGACAGTGTTAATAGAGGGATACATGGAAAAGGGCGTTTTCGCAACGCCTTTTTCGCACGCCGGGAAAAGGGTATATACGTACCCACTGCCGCCTTTTTCTACAGTTGCCGGGATGGTCCATTTTTTGTGCCGGTGGAGTAGCTGGCACGACATGAATATATCAATAGCCGGAAATGGAACGATGAACGAACAGGAGTTCACAAAACGCTGGAAGGGCGGAGCTTATGCCGGATCAGAAACGGAAGAATTTAAAAAGCGTTTTCCCGTCCGAGTGAAAAACGGCCCGGGGTTTACAGGCTGGGTTAATACGCCGATTTTGGTTGATTTTGTCGCAGATTTGAATTTGCGTTTGCACATTCAGCCGAAAAGCGAAAAGGAAATTGACATAATTTACAAAATGCTGAAGTATCCGAGGCGGTTTCCAAGCCTGGGACGGCATGAGGATTTGTTGAGAATTGACAAAATCGAAGTTGTTGACATTTTGCCACCGGAAAAAGTGGTTCTGAGTTTGCCAGCTTATGCGCCGGTACTTCCGGAAATCTCTGGCACTGTTTACACACTTCACAAAAAATATACGGTGGACAGAGAACGGCGAATTTTTGAAGATGTAAAAACGGCGTATCTTGATGCAGGGCAAGAAGTCACGACCGAAATTGACAGCTGCGGAAACCCGGTGTTTTTAATGTGATTATTGACAGTTGACAATGATTATACTATTATAACTATAACGTCATTTTTATGACGAATGTAAAATTGGATCATTAGTTATTAAGCTAACAAAACATTAATAGTCCCATTTTGGAACAGGCGTTTTTGCCTGAATGTAAAGTTAGACTGTTAGCTATTAAGCTAATACCCGAAATTAATAGCCCCATTGTGGAAAGAAAAAAGCCCCTGGACAATCTCCAGGGGCTTAAACTCGTTTTTTTGTGGCGGCTAACGAGGGGAGAACAGACCCGCCGCCGAGATCTGTTAAATTATTCATAGCACACAAACGTTTGTTTTGTCAAGAAAAATATTTTTTGCTTTTGGCTTGACAGGTTTTTGTAAAATGTGCTATCGTGTCATCAACGAGGAACTCAGGAGGGGCGAGCTAATCGAAATTAATAAAAATCATTCAGCCAGGTAACCGGATCAGACGCCGAAAGCCTGGCTTTTTCTGTGCCAAAACGCCCCCTATAATTATATTATATATATAATCCCTTATTAATTAATTCTATGCAGTACCGTATAATGACATCTTTTAAGCCCCTCCTAGATTCTGAGTTTATTAATATATACTTATATACACTATATTATAATATATATAGCTCTATAACACTGTATATTGAGTTATAACGGATTATTTTATCAATAGGTATTTTATTATACCTTGAGCAATAAAAATAAATTTATGCTTGCATTAAAGGTTTATATGTGCTATTGTAAATGGCAGATAAGCAAATACATTTACGATTTTTAAACAAAGGACGATATAAAAAACTGAAAAGCATTTATGGAACTTCCGGCACTGGTTGTAGCTGCTGGGCGTGTTCTTCGATTGCTGACCGGTTTATTATCGTCCTTTTTATTTTGCTAAATTAATAGATTAACGTTGTAAAGTGAGGTGATACAGTGAAAGATAATACTATCAAAACAGAAAAGGAAACAGAAGTATATTTGAGCAATATTAATATATATGCTGATGAATATATTAATACAGTGTTATGTGTATCACCTGATAGTGAGAATTACAGAAAAGAAGTAGCTGACAGTTTTGTTGATATGATATTTTATATTGCTGATCACATACAGAAACCTAGTAACGATGATATAGAGTTATTAGATCATATGTTTAGCGTGTTTGTAAGGCTATGCAGTAAGTATCATGTTTTACCAACTTTGGAAGTATTTAGCTTTCTGGTAGGAATTAACCGCTCAACGTTTAGCGATTGGATGCGCGGGGACTATAGAACCGCCACAGCACATAGCAACACGGTGAAAAAATGGTTTGATATTTGCAAAAACTGCACGCTTAACAGACTGCACAACCAACCAGGAACGAACGCAAACCTGATCTTCGTTGCGAAAGCTGCATACGGCATGGCAGAGACAGCACCGGTTCAGGCGGATCATGTGCAAGGCGTCCCACAGCAGTCAGCGCAGCAGATCGCGGACCGGTACAAGGATGCACTGGAACTACCGGAGATGGAACGGCCGAAGCTGTGAACTACCGCCCTGAAACGTCCACGATGTGCGGACAAAAGGCGGCAGTTAATACAAAAACAGCGATATTTATACAATGTGCATAGTTACAACGTCAGTATTTGTGTATGTTGTACAGTAATCTATATAACAAACTGTAGTTTGTCGTATAAATGAAATGATGAGGCAGTTACAACTTCCTCTGACTACTGCCGAAGGCCGAACAACAACAGCGTGATCCGGTGCAGCGGGTCCCATGTGGGGCGGCGGGCTGACCGGATAGCGTGCGGAGGAGACGGGGACCCCCTTGGAGGAAAAGCCACCAGGAGCCGGGTGAGCCCCCAAAGCAAATAAAACAACAAAAAGGCCCTTTTTCACATGGCAGAGATAGTGATTCGAACACGACAAGCCGTAAGCCTTAACGGTTTCTCTGCCAACACAAAACAAGGCGATACCAAGAAAGGCAGGTATATAAAATGAAAATTGGATATGCAAGAGAAGTAAGATTTGGAATTGACATTGATATTAAACGTGAGCTTTTGTTTCACGAAGGGATATTTGAGATTTACGCAGATTCCGAAAACAGTAGAGATGAATACCGCAAAATGATGTCAATTCTGTCTGATTCCGATGAGTTATATATTTGGTCTATTGAAGAGCTTGGAAATGAGCAGGAAGAAATTCTTGAACAATGGAGGACCATAACAAACGACATTGGAGCAAATGTTACAGTTATCAGTTGCCCTGCTATAAAAAGCAAAAGAGATGTGACATTAGAAGAGAAAATGGTGAGCGATATGGCGTTAAAGATTCTCTCGTATAACGCTGAAACGTCAATTAAGGAGTTGAAAAAATTGGAGATATTCTATGACGAAGAATAGAGGTTGTCAATCCGAATCCATTCGCATCCGGTTGCCGTACCAACTGGAGCAAAGACTTATAGCTGAAAAGAACCGAACCGGCAAAAGCGTGTCACAGATCACCCGTGAAGCCTTGACACAGTATTTTCGGAAAAGGTAGGTAAAAGACGATGCTTGAAAAATTTTTTAAAAAACAAAAAAGGTCTTCTGAATGCCATCCGCTTGAAAAGCCTTTAGCTCATGACCGCTCGTACGAGTATCATCACAAGAAAGCTGTTCTGGAGGACGGAATGCTGTACGATACAGAATCGGCGAAAAAGGTTTTTACGGACGAAGCTAGTTTGGAATATATCGCACTCGGAAGAGCAGTGCAAAGAGCTTACTTCTTAACCCCGAACGGAAACTGGTTTTCCGCTAAAGAAAAAATCGAGACTGAAAGCGGAATCACTGATGTCGGCGAATATCGTATACAGGTCACAAAAACCATTTACACATACAGCGATCTTCGAATAGAGCAAAAATACAAGGTTAAAGACCTGATTGGAAGAAACGACTATGAGTTATACAAAGAATATTTTGGAGAGGTAAAAGAGGCATGAATAAAGAAAAAGGAATCTATGAGTTGTTACCGTCAGAACCAGTTGACGTAGCAGCTATGCTGATAAAAGCAACGATTGTTACGGACGCACCGGTATTCGCACTATCCCCAATGCTTGAAGGCAAAATGGTTGCAATTCCGAAATACGATCCGGTTCAGCTTCAGGAAATCGCAGAGCACCTTCTGGTGTACTGCAATGCACAGGAAAGGGGCTGCGAGTATGAACTTAACGACAGCGAATAGCAACACCAGTTCTCAATCAATTACTGATGCGATTTCGGTTTTAAGACACGAACTGCTTCAACATGGAGAAATATACCAAGGCTTCAAATCAAGCCTGAAATCGGCTCTGGAAATCTATTCTACATATGGACTTCCATTTGAACCGGAAGAAGAGACAGCAGAAAAGATTCTTGATTTCATGATTGGAGAAGAACGATGAGGACGATATTCACGATAATCGCACTTGCAATCAATGTTCTGATGTTCGTTTCGGCAAGCTCCGAGATCGTGACAAATAACAACAAAGACAAATGGGAATCTGCCGCTTGTTCGATGATTCTCGTTGGAACTGGAATAAGCGCGATTTTATTTTTGACATCCCTGTGAGGTGAAATAAATGTTACTGGCATTTCCAATGGTTTTAATTCCGCTGATATTGGTAGAGCGGATTAAAATAATAAAAGCAAAGGTAAAGCCCTCGCCGTATGGACTTGGAGGAAGGTTCATCACGGACAGGACGAGGCATGAAATCCCTAGATAGCCTGTATCAGTACGGATTTATAATAATGAAACAGATATCCAAAACCAAATTTCCTCCAAATGAGTTACGACTGATACAGGCGTTCCAGGGAAAACATAAATATATCAATGGTGTTTTTGAAGTATATCACGTGCGGCAGGGTTGAGCGACTGCCGCAACATAGCGCATTGGCGAAGCGGTAACGCACCGGACTTTGACTCCGGCATGCGTGGGTTCGAATCCCACATGCGCCGCTCTGCATCGGGTTTCATCTTTCTTTTGATGCAGATTGGATTTTCTTTTTCCTTTTTTTATGAAATACCCTTTAACCACCTATCGCAACGGCGATGTCTAAAGGAACAGTCAAATGTTCCGGGTGGTTTCAACCTTTGTTGCAGCTGGCGGTCAAGAACTGCAACAGTAGTAAAAAGACAGATATCGCAGCGACCCTGTATCTTTTTGCTACTCAGGAAGCTTAGCTCAGTTGGTCAGAGTAACCGGCTCATAACCGGTCGGTCCTGGGTTCGAGCCCCAGAGCTTCCATTTCTCCCAAAGCTATCCATCCGTTTTGTGGATAGAAAAAACTGCCGAATGTGTGTATGTGGGTTGCTTTTCAGAAGGTACGTAACGGCGTAGCCGGAGTGAAAAGACAACTTCCCGTTCGGTTCTGTCTCTGAGTTGAATATGTCGCCAATGAGTGCACGTTGACGACAGGGAGTTTTCAAGAGGCATTTCAGGAATAATCCTCCGAAACAACTCCGTGGGACTGACACGGATGAAAACAGTCTAGTGGAAAGCATAACACGATAAACTTATTGCTAACCCGGTGCAATCCGGGTTAAGGCAGGATGGAGAAGTGGAATCTCACAAGGCTCATATCCTTGAGAACGGCGGTTCGAATCCGTCTCCTGCAAATTAATTCGTTCGTTCTATGCTGTCAGTGCACGGGCGGTCTATGGTTCAAGCGGATTAAACCCATGGGAAAAGGTTGATGTTTATCCTGGTGACTGCTGGGCAGTACGAAAAGCATATCATTTATATGTTGTGCAAAATGGAAATCATCTCATTCATTTACCGAGGTGATCAGCCGTGGTAAGCGGCACGGAATGTAGCTCAGTGGTAGAGCAACGTATAAACTATGCGCCGCAGGTTCGATTCCTGCCATTCCGATTCCGGTAAATTGCCATTACCGGAAAGCATTTCCAAAATGCTCAAATTTACCTTCTGATTGGTTCCGGTGGTTCACGTTGGGTGACGATGCGTGGTTCAAGTCCACCCGCCGGACTTTTTTATTTTTGGTAGTAACATTATGGAAAAAGATTATTGTTGTACATGCAAAAATGGTACGCACTGGAAGAAAGCGTCTGCTGTAATGGTGAAAGCGAACATCGTGCGGATTTCAGATGCCTTGATGATAGTTGTGAATGCTGGGAGGGTATTGAAAATGACAGAACAAGAAGCAAAGAAAATGCAAAAAGAGTTATCTGATTACAAAAAGGTATTTTCGGAATTAGAAGAGAGATGCAGCCCAGAAGCGTTGGAATACTGGCACCGTCATTTGTGGTACGGACTTACTATCCAGTCAAATGCTGAAGCGGCAGCCCCAAAAGAGGGAGAACCCCCTAAACAACCTTTAAAATTAGCAGATTGGCTAATTGACAGAGGATTAAAAGATGGGATCCGCTTATATAGCAAAAACGACCTCAGGGAGTTGGCAAGTTATCTTTTAATCTATTGCGGTAATGAAAAACGATGAAGGTATTCGGCAAAGAAACCAAAGATGAATGCTCCAAATGCGGAAATATCCTTGAATGCGAATTGTTCCGTCAGGGACATGGAATAAAACAGGAACGTGAGAACATAGCAAAGATGATCAAGTGCCAGATGAATCACAGGGAGGAAAGAGAGAAATGAACGAACTGAAGGTATTAAATGAGCAGGAAGTGTTAGGAAAACAGTTTAGAGTTTACGGAACAGCAGAGGAACCGTTATTTGTGGCCAATGATGTAGCTGATTGGATTGAACATAGCAATGTGACGGAAATGCTCAGAGGAATTGATGATGATGAAAAGCTGGTCTCAACAATTCTTAGGGCAGGTCAGAATAGGCAAATGAATTTGCTTACCGAGAACGGACTTTACGAAGTCCTGATGCAGTCCAGAAAGCCGATTGCCAAACAGTTCAAGAAAGAAGTCAAAGAGATTCTGAAGACTATCCGTAAGCACGGCATATATGCTACGGACAATGTTATTGATAATATCCTGAATAATCCAGACTTCGGCATCGAGCTTCTGACTAAACTGAAAGAGGAACGTGCTGCAAGAGTAGAAGCCGAGAGAAAGAATGCTATCCTGATGCACGTCAACAAAACATATACCATTACTGAGATTGCCAAAGAATTGGGGCTGAAATCAGCAATGCAGCTAAACCGAATCCTGGCAGAAAAGAAGATACAGTATCAGGTAAACGGTACGTGGTTGATGTACTCCAACTATAGTGACTGCGGATATGAGGAAATCAAACAGGAAGTATTGGATTCTGGAAAAGTAATCTACCATAGACGGATTACACAGATGGGACGGGAGTTTATTCTTGGTTTGTTTGAGAAGACGGCTTGATTGCGAAAGGAGAATTACCATGATTAAAAAGCTTTGCAATCTCTATATAAAGCACAAAACAAAGAATCTCACAAGGATTCCACTGTTTACAATGACTTTTAACTGGCGGAAATTCCAGAAAGAGGGAAGAAAAGGCAGTTGCATAATGTACACGATACATCCAGATATTGCAAACGATCAATTTGTTAGAGAAAAACTGTCTGAATGCGTGGATTATATTCGAGATAACTACGACATGGAAATATTTACCAAGATTTGAGGGAGGATGCCATGAGGATTGAAGATATGAAGAACTGGACGGTAGATCAGCTGAAGAAAGAAGTTGTCCGACTATCTGAAGAATGTGAGAAAAGACAGCATGAAATTTTGGATTTACAAGAATACCAGATTGAGCTGGAAAGAGATTGTGATGTGATGATGTATGGAGAGCCTGAATTAATTAACGATACACAACCAGATAAAAAGGAGACAGATTTTGCTGCAAGCTTAAAAATGTATGAAGATCAGCACCAGTCCGATTGCATTACAATCAACCAGCTTCAGACCGCATTGGATGTACTGGTTGACCGGTACGCAAATCTGAGAAAGATTCATGGGGTAAGTTGATATGAAAGAATTTAAAACAGCATCTGGGACAATCAAAATCAAAGAGATAATCCCGTTGAATACATGGCAATTTCCGATTGAAGTAAACGGACGAATTAAAACAATTAAAAAAATTTTGGAAAAGGAGCCATTCGTAAAAGGCATTGTATACATTAAACGAATAGCTTTTTTCGATGGAGAACTTGCAACACAACAATTAAATGAACAATGGCTTGTTGATATTTTACGATGCGAAAATGGTTGCACAAAAATTGTATCCGAAAAGATCATATTAGAAGAACCGTTTTATGATGCATCTCAGAATAAGACGATGACTTATGGAATCCAAGTAATAAGCAACTATAATGTCTCAAATAATTACTTGCGAATGCACGAAATTCCCCATATACGCAGCGTTGCAGGGCGAAAAGGAGTGAGAAAGCATGAAAGATAATGAATATTTACTTAGAAGTCCTTGGATAGAAGCCGTTCAAAACTTGTATCTTTCTTCAGGAACACTTACAACATGCATTGCTTCATACAAAAATAATTATCTTAAAATGCATGGAAAACGCAAAATAAGACAGGTCGCCGGAAGAAAGAGAAAAAGGAAGTTCCACAATCAATTCGGCGATAATGCAAGAAACAAAATAAGAATTTATCTTAAACGGAAACGTAAAGGCATTAAGCATAAAAAGAATAGGAGATTAAAGTGAGCATTAAATCAGCATTTGAATCTGAGGGGATAGATTTCTCTCAGGTAATGAACCCGCCAGAGCCGTGGGACGGACGGACATTAATAAAGAACATCAATGGCAAACTGTGGTATTGTTGCCCTTTTTGCGAGAAGAAAGCACTTCTGATTAGCCCAGAGACAAAAATTCGACATCTTAAATTGAAGTGCAAGGGCAGCAACTGCAAGAAAGAGTTTGAGGTAAATGTATGAGAATTGTGGTTAAAAGGATTCCGATTGAGATCATCGAACTTGGAATAGAAACATATGCGCAGATTGATATCGAGGAAATTCTTCTTACATCTTATCCGCCAATTACAAAGACCGTTTTAAAATTTTATACTGAGTACACTGCATTTGAATTCCAAAAGGAATATTCAGTAAAAATAAAAAATGATGATATGGTCATAAAATGTTATATTGGAGGACTTTCAAATATTCTAATTCAAAAAGACGCAGGAGAAAGAACTGCTGTTGAATGGTATCCGGTTATATGCGATTCGGAGGTACATAATGAAAATAATCCTTTGACTTGTTATATAAACCCACCTTATCCAGAAACAAAACTTGATAAAACTATAAAAAGAATCAATGAATCACAGAAATTTGATTCAGTATTCAAAATTGACTTTGATGAATTTTTTGAGCGACATACCAGAATGGAATTGGCACATATCGCACATGAAATTATCAATTATTTGGAGGAACCAGATGAACATAAAACGGATTAAATGTATTCTGACAGGCGGATGTAGATTCCGGGATTCAGCTATTTCAGAGTGCGACGATAAAGAAAAGACCTGTACCATTACGGAAACTTGCTGCAAGTGTGGGAAGAAGTATACAGCCGTATTTACTTACAAACAATTAGGGATTCCAGACTGAGGTGAATATATGAAATATGGTGTAGTGAATTATCCCGTTAAGGTTATTGATGAAGAAATCATTAATGCACTGGCAGACATTGAAATACATCATGAAGAAGATAAACGAATTGTTTTGGTAGAATGCGTCATGAATTACACTGATCTTCCGGAGGAATGCATTCTTGAAATTGGATATCTTAAAAGAAAATTCAAACTCATGCATACTGAATCTGTTGCATCAGAATCAGATATTTATAAGTTGAAATTTATGTTCGAACGAGTAGAAGATATAAATAAAAAAGACGAGTGGTGGGATTCACTTAGAAGCATCGTGAGGTGAATGTATGATATGGAATGAAGAAATATCGTTTGATGGATTCCAAAAGAAGATTGATGAGTGGTACAAGGATAAAGACTTTGAACTGTGCGACCCACCTATCAGCGCTCAGTTTGCTTTAGACTTAATTTTCAAGACATTAGTAGATGATAGAGAAGATTATCCGTATCTCACAACTATGTCAGAAAACACAGAACAAACAAATAGCATCATGCTTGATTTGATTCTTCGGAAATACAGCCGCAAATATAGAAAATACTTGAAATTAAAAAAGAAAAATAAATAAACCAGTCAGAGAGCCACATGAGAGCCAGACTAAATCCTAAGAAGAAAGGAGGTCTGGCTCTATTTTTATGCAAAAATTTACAGAAGGCTCATTTGAATGGTATCGGGTAGTCTTAAATCAAATCATCAGCGGAGATATGTCTGTTTACCAGAATCAGAAAGACTGCCTTGATCTGCTGTTAAACATGAACATTGATTTGCCGTTTACGGAGAATTTAGAAGCACAGCAAATGGCAATAAAAGTAAGTAAGTATGCTCATAACGTAGCCGCAAGACAAGCTGCATTGACGGGAAGCGGTAATTTTGATGATATCTACTGGCAGTATTTGCTGCTAGAAGCTCCATGGCTATTCGAGAGTTATCTGCACTACATGGAAAAGAACAGGCAGCCACGCAGAAAATTCTATGAGCCGAGAAAAAAGACGCTGAATATTCTCGTACAGGATTTACAGGACTTAGAGGACGGAAAGATTGAGTTTCTTGGCGTGTCTATGCCACCCCGAACCGCAAAGTCAACCACCTGTATATTTTTCCTGTCCTGGATAATGGGTAAACGCCCGAACAGCCATAACGCTATGAGCGGTCACAGTGGAATCCTTGCCGACGGATTTTACGGAGAAATACAGAACCTTATTTCGACACCAGAATATACTTTCAATGAAATCTTTCCGTCTGCAACCCTTGAAAAGAAGTCGGCAGAGAAGAAAGAAATCAACCTTGGCGCACCGGACCGATTTTCGACGCTGACCTGTCGTGGTATTGACGGAACATGGACAGGTTCCGTAGATATATCTTCAGACGGTTACTTATATGTCGATGACCTTGTTCGTGACAGAACTGAATCATTAAGCCCAACACGTCTGGAAAACCGGTATCAGGATTATCTGAACGTTCTGGTTGACCGTAAAAATGACGGTGCACGAGAGTTAATGGTCGGAACACGATGGAATGTCATGGATCCTCTTGGAAGAGTGGAGACTGAAAAGAAAAATAATCCACGGTACCGCTTTAGGAAGATTCCAGCATTGAATGAAAATGGTGAATCCAACTTCGATTATGACTACGGCGTAGGATTTTCTACAAAATACTATGTGGATATGAAGTCAAGGCTGGATGCTAACGAATGGCAAGCCAAATACCAGCAAAATCCATTTATCCGTGAAGGAATACTTTTTCCGGAAGATGGACTTCGGTACTACAATGGAATACTTCCGGAAGGTGACAGCCGTGTTGTTACTGCCTGTGATGTTGCATGGGGCGGTGGAGATAGTCTTTCAATGCCTATTGGGCGAGAATACGAAAATGGAGATATCTATATTTTTGACTGGGTATTTAACAAAGGAACGAAAGAAGTTACCCTTCCGCTTGTTGTTGGAAAAATCATTGGAAACGAGATACGACAGATTAACTTCGAGGCAAACAACGGTGGTGATATGTACAAGATGTACGTGGATGAAAAACTCAAAGAACAGAAGTATAAATGCAGCTGCACATCCAGCCGTGCGCCAGGGAATATGGAAAAAATGTCTAAGATCATCGCATATTCAGATGACATAAAAAGAAACTTTATTTTTTTGGACGAAGAACATCGGAGCAAAGAGTATCAAGCAGCTATGGACGAACTTACTTTCTTTGTCCAGCTCGGAAAGAATGTGCATGATGATGCACCGGACGGTCTTACTCAGCTTCAGATGTTTATAGAAAAAGGAAATGTAGGTACAGTGACAGCTATGCGCAATCCATTATGGGGAGGGAGAATGAGATGAACACACGACAATATCTTGAGCAAGTGCAAGATTCTGATAGAAAAATACAGAACAAAATACAGGAAGAATACCGCTTAAGGCTTTTGGCAACCAGTATATCTTCTTTTTCAAATGGAGATAAAGTGCAGACTTCCGGTGGAAAAGACCGTGTTGGTGATGCTGTAACCAGAATTGTTGAATTGCAGCAGGAAATAGCATCTGATGTCAAGGAACTGGCAGAATTGCAAATGAAAGTTTCCGGAGATATTAATGACATGGAAAACTCCATGTACTCATCCTTACTCCATAAGAGATACATAGAATTTAAAAATTTGGTCACGGTCGCAGACGAGATGGGATATTCCGTACAGCATATCCGTTCCTGCCATGGAAAAGCTATTGAAGCTCTACGAAAACAAAAGCATTTTGAAAGTTAATATGTTTTAATATGGAATCATATGTTCTATGTATAATATAATGTAACCTGTAAAACGAGCATCGGAGAATAATCCGGTGCTTTTTTAATGCCCAAAAATGGGAGGTGTAGGCAGTGGGCAGAAATAAAATGAATTTCATTGACTTATGCCGGGGCGAGTTTGGCCGCAAAATTGCCTATACCGGTGTAAGCCAGATTACAACAGCAAATGTCAGAAAAGTTATTTCTGACACAATCGGTACTCATAACCGGAATAGGGTACTGATTGACTATTTGTACCGGTATTACAAAGGAGATCAGCCGATTCTCTATAGAGAAAAAGTGGTGCGACCGGAAATCAACAACCGTGTATGCGAGAACCATGCACTGGAAGTTGTCCGCTTCAAAGCATCACAGACGTACGGCGAACCTATACAGTATGTGTGCAAGAAGAAAAAAGCTACAGAAGAAGCAAATGAGCAGGTAGATCTGTTCAACGACTATCTGGACGAAGCAAATGCAGAAGCTAGAAACATTGAACTAGGTACTTATCAAAGCGCTGTAGGAACCGCATACAAAGCGATTCTGAAAGAGGATGACTGGGCAAAGGGCAGCGAGTTACCACCATTTCGAATTTTTATACCTTATCCGGGGGATTGTTACATTGTTTATTCCCGGAAGAACGGAAAAGCGATGCTCTCGGTTCAGATTCTTAAAGATGAGAATGAACAGCAGTATTATTTATGCTTTTCGGCAAAACAATATTTTGAGATTCAGAATGGACAGATCACAAAAACCGGTATCAATGGTTTTGGTGGCATCCCGGTAGTTGAGTACCCGAATAACCACGATCGTCTTTCTGATATTGAGATTGCGATAACCATGTTTGACACTATGAACAACATGCAGTCAAACAGGATGGATGGCGTAGAGCAGTTCGTGCAAGCTCTCATGAAGTTTAAAAACTGCGAGATTGATGAAAGCGAATTTCTGAAAATGATTAAACTTGGTGCTATTTCCGTAAAAGACACCGGAAATGGTTGCCAGTCAGATGTTGACCTGATGACCGCTGAACTGAATCAGACGGAAAGCCAAGTCACAAAAGACGATATCTACAGCAACATGCTTATTGTTGAGGGAATGCCGGATAGGCAGCAACAATCGTCTGGCGATACCGGTCAAGCTGTATATCTCAGAAATGGATGGGATTTTGCAGAACGCAGAGCAAAACTGGATGAACCATTTATCCGGGAAGCTGAGAAAGCAGCTGCCAGAATCATTCTGAATATCATCCGACAGACCACAAAGGATATTTCAATCTCAACAAGAGATTTTGATGTAAAGATAACCAGAAACCCGACAGATAACATGCTTGTCAAAGCACAGGCTCTTGACTATCTGTTTAAAAATAAAATTCATCCGCTGATTGCGCTGATTACTTGCGGATTATTTAGTGATCCACAAAAGGTATATGAAATGAGTTTACCTTACCTGGGAACTGTATATCCCGAACTGGCAGACCCAGACGTAGAAATGCAAAAAGCACAACTATTGATTGGCAAAAACAGTCAGAATCCGCCTGGAATTGATTCAACGGTAAATTCTTCAGCTATCAATCAAAACTCGTAAATTCAATTATTAAAGGAATCAAGGAGTAACATCCAAGGTTCCTTTTTTAATACACAAAAATAATGCAACAGCCCGTGAGCGTAAATCGGGTGCAGATCATGTGCGGAGCGAACCGTGTGAAAAAAGTGTGGTGGTCTGAAAGAAAGGAGATTTCTATGACAAGAGAACAGGCAAAGCAGGTACTTATTGGCTTTGGAATCGAGGAACCGTCTGAAGAGCAGGTGACTAAATATCTTGATTCTGTTGAAACAGAGACAAAGAAAGTAAAAGAAAAAAACACTTCTCTAAAAGAAAAAGCTGATAAAGCAGATGACCTTCAAAAGGAACTGGATGATTTGAAAGCCCAGAATATGACGGATGCCGAAAGGCAGGAAGCGGAGCGACAGAAGGAAAAAGCAGAAAACGAAAAGAGGATTTCTGATTTGGAAAAAGCACTTGCTGAATCTAACAGGAAAGCACTTTCCAGTGAGATTACATCTGCTTTCGCTAATGCGGGCCTTTCCACAGAAACATACGCAAGCGCTATCAAAGCATTTTCATCTATGCCAGCAGATAAGTCTGAAGACGTAATGAAAGAAGTCAAAACTTTTGTTGATGGAATTTCCGAGGCAAATAAAGCGGCTCTGGATAACGCAAAATCCGAATGGGAGAAATCAGTTCTTGATAATACTCCGAATCCGGGCGGCGGAAATCCAGATAAGGGACAGAAAAAAGATGACAACGATAGTCCAGCAGCTAAGTACGCAAAAGCTTACTCAGCACGCATGAACCCTAAAACTGAACCGGCAGACGACAACGCACCGGTTAATTTTTGATTAAGTAAAGGAGATTTAGATTATGGCTTTTATGAAAACAAAGCAGTATGAGTCCACTCCAAATATTCTCGAATCTGAGGTTGGACTGGTACTGAAGACTTACACCGCAGACGCAACAAATGCAACAGCAGTAAATGACAAGAAAATCATCAAAGCAGGTTCCGTGTATCTGACAAATGAGACTGATGCAAAAGGAATCGTATTTGAAGATGTTGATATGACAGACGATGCTAAAAGACCAATTTCCGTGATCGTAGCAGGACGTGTCCTTGAGAAGAGACTTCCAGTTACAGTCGACGAAACTGCAAAAACAGAGCTTACCGCACAGGGAATTGTTTTTGTAACCACTACAGACCCAGTATTTTAAGGAGGTATAACTACTATGCCATACAATGTATTAGAAGCTATCACAGCAGAAGAAAGATTAAATTTCGCTCAGAACTTTTCTGTGGCGAGACCTGGTATCCTTGATACCATTTTCCCGGATGTAAAAACACCGTATTGGAAAGCCGAGTATTACAGACTTATGGCTGGACAACGACTGCCGGAGGTAGCATTTGTTCACGCTCTTGATACCGAAGCAGAAATCGGCTCCAGACCGGGATTCGAGAAAGTTCTGACTGAAAAACTCTTTATCAAGAGGAAAATCAATCAGTCTGAGCGTCTCCAGGAAGCTATCGAAAATGGCGTTCCAGACAACGAAACTCTTACAAACTTTGTTTTTGACGATGCCACAAACCTGTTTGAGGGCGTTGTTGCTAGAGCGAATGTTATGAAAGGACAGTTCCTTGCTACTGGTGTAGTAAAAATCAAAGAGAACAATGTTGACATGTCTATTGACTATGGCGTTCCGAGTTCTGCAAAGGTTGCTCTTACCGATTGGTCTAAAGCAGATGCAGATATCATGGGCGATATTCAGAAGATGGTAACTGTAGCCGAGGATTCCGGATACGTAGTAACAAATGCAGTTACATCTCTGAAGATGATCAACTACATGAGAAACAACACAGCTATGCAGACAGCTGTTCTGGGAGCTGCGAATAAACGTCTCCTTACCAGACAGGAGCTTGCAAATCTGCTCATGCAGGAGTACGGAATCACCGTTGGTCGCTGTGATGAGAAATTCCGTTACAGAAAAGCAGACGGAACTCTGATGACTGGAAGATACTTCAAAGAGGATGTGTTCACTCTCTACGAAGCTGATGCAGGCGGTTCCTTCGGTACTGGACTTTGGGGACCAACACCGGAAGAGAATGAATACAGACAGTTCATCCAAGAAGAGAATCGCTCTTTTGTTACTCTTTCCATGTGGGCTACACAGGATCCAGTTGCTGTTTGGACAAAAGCATCCGGTATGTTTATTCCGGTAGCACCGAAAGCCAATGGCGGTATCGTTATCGGTACAAAGAGGGAATAAACGGGCATAGCCTTGATGAAAACAGCCAGTCACCGTCTGTAGCAAGTGTTACACACAAGTATACAGAAAGCGAGCTGTCCAGTATGACTGTGGCTCAACTGAGACAGCTTGCAAGTGACAATGGTTATGCCCTGACTTCCACAAACAAGGCTGGTATCATATCAGAAATTATAGCACAGCAAGGGTAGGTGAAATGGCATGGACGAACAGCTTACAAGCGATCTATCAATGTATCTGGAAGGTGATGAACTGACCGCAAGGATGATTCCCTTAGCAGTCAAAAGAGCTATTCGGTCATTCCAGAAAAAACGCAATTATCCTGAGAGTTATACGGAAGAAAACATCAATAAAGATATGGACAAATGCTATGATTGTATTTTCGATTTGGCTCTTTATTTTCTTGTGAAACAGGGAGTTGAGTTTGAAACATCTCATTCGGAAAATTCTGTAAATGCAGGATGGAACTCTGAAACAGAGATATTTGTCAATCACGGCGTTTTTCCCTTTGCCAGAGGAATCTGACAGAAAAAGTAGGTTGAGAACGTGACGCATTTCCTCCCAGGCGTTGCTGGGGTACTTCATTATGAGGTGGGAAGAAGTACAAAAAATGTAATGGGAGTGAAGGAGAGTAGCGATGGGATGTGAACAGAATTGCTTTAACGAACACCGCTTAGAAGAATTGGAAAAAGTTGTTCACGAAATGAAAGAGAAACACTCTAAACGTGACGGCATTTTTTTTGAACGTATCAATGCGCTTGAAACCAAAATTGTTCTTTACAACAATGATCTCGGGCACATCAAAGATACGGTGGATGAAATGAATGATAATTTAAAATCCCTCATGGAAGCCCCGGGAAAACGCTACGATACGATTGTTGTTTGCGTTATCACGGCCGTGATCGGGGCTATTGTAGGGTTTGCATTAAGCGGTATCTTTCCGGCATAATAAGCAATTCCACTTGTAAGGGAGGCGGTGGGATTATGAATTATACAGACTTTTCAGAAGATGAAAGAAAGTTTTATCTAAGCGAATCCGGGTTTGATTCCCGAGAAAAAGAATTTTTCCGGTTGAGAGTTTATGAGGAAAAAACATTGTTTGAAACAGCAGAGATTATGGGGTATAGTCCAAGAACCATTGACCGCATAAACCGAAAAGTAAAAAAGAAGATTGTTAAAGTTGCCCCGATGTATTATCGGGGCTTTTCTTTGTATCATGGCGAAAATATGGCGAAATAGTGTCGTTCAAATACTTAGGTTTCTCTCATATAATGTAAGCATAGAGAAAAGCTTACAGAGATGGGAGGAACACACTATGGCATTTTATCCATATTATCCGCAACCATTGAATCCATACCCACAAACACCGGTACAACCGTATCAAGATAGATTGGCACAGTTGCAGAACAACTACCAACAGACAATGCCTTATGGACAGGCACAAATACAACAGCCGATGCAGCAGATGCCACAGGTTGCCATGCTTCCGGGACAGATGGTTGATGGCATTGACACTGTAAAAGCAAAAGATGTGGATATGACTGGAAATCCTGTCTATTATCCAAAAACAGATGGTACAGAAATATATAAAAAGCAACTACAGGCAGACGGAAGAAGCAGGATTTTTGTTTACCGGATTATGGATCCAGACGAACAGCAGCAACAAAAGCCCGAAGAAAAACCGATTGATATAGAAGCTATGTTTAATCAGCTTCGGAACGATGTTTGTTCTGAGATTTCTGAAATAAAGAACATGTTCCCGACACAAATGTCGGTAACACCGGAAGCCAAGCAGCAGAACGGAGGTAAGCAGAGATGAATTTCAATCCAAATACCATGATGAAAAAACAAGTTGAAAGAATGATTTCTCAGAGGTTCGGAAGTGTTGATAACATGATGAACGATATGAGTAAATTTGCAGGGAATAATCCAACATTGAAAAATGCTTTGGATTTATACAAAAAAGGTGATACAGACCAGTTACATCAAATACAGCAAAATGTATTTAACGAAAAGCACTTATCACCAGATGGAATTATTCAAAAATTCCTTGGATTATAACACTTCCCCATGATTGGGTGATTTAAAATCGCTACAATTTGGGATGACAGCCGCGGATGTCTCCTATTGTAAATAATTTATAAGGAGACTAAAAACATGATGAATGGTTCTAATTACAGTCTTAGCGACATTGCAGCTGCTACAGGCTCTAATAACCGTGCCAATGACATGTGGGGCGGCGATGGTTTTTCACTTATTTGGCTCGTACTGATCTTCGCAATCTTCGGATGGGGAGGTTTTGGCGGCTGGGGCGGTGGCTTCGGCGGTAATGGTGGAAACGGTGCTAATGGTGCCGGATTCCAAGGATGGGCTACACGTGCCGATATCAACGAGGGCTTCGCTCTTAACGATATCCAGAACGGTATCAGAGGTATTCAGCAGGGCATCTGCGACAGCACATATGCACTCAACAATACCATGCAGAGTGGTTTCAACGGCGTGAACGTTGGAATGCTTCAGGGCTTCAATGGCGTTCAGCAGGCAATTAACGCTGATACTGTAGCAAACATGCAGAACACCAATGCTTTACAGGCACAGCTTGCAAACTGTTGCTGTGAAACAAGGGAAGCTATCCAGGGTATCAACTACAACCTGGCAACCAACACTTGCGCTCTTCAGAACACAATGAACAACAACACCAGAGACCTTCTGGACAATCAGAACAGCAACACCAGAGCAATTCTTGATTTCTTGACGAATGATAAGCTTGCAACATTACAGGCAGAGAACTCTGATCTGAAACGTGCTGCATCTCAGGATCGCCAGAGCGCACTTCTTACAACTGCAATGGCATCTCAGACACAGCAGTTAATCAATGCAATCAATCCAGCAGCTATCCCGGCATATGTTGTTCCGAATCCAAACACCTACTACGGTGGATGCAACGGATACAGCAACGGTTGCTGCTAAGTAACTCACCCTTAGAGGTTGACTAATTCTGAGAGGTGGGTTACGGCTCACCTCTTATTTGATTGAGAGGTAGAAGTATGAGTTGTAAAAATGTTTGTAAACTCTGCAATCATCTTGTGATAAGCCAAGCTGTTGCGTTTACCGGTGGTAATCTTGTGATTACACTTCCAGCAGGTAGTTATAACAATGGTGAAAAATATTGCATTGTGATTGCACAGAGCATACCAGAAACCACTACGATTAACGCTCCGGTGGTGATTCAGATAGGAACGGGAACAACCCTGTATCCATTACAGAATCGTTGCTGTGCACAGGTTACGGCTTGTGGCGTAAGAACCAGAACGAAGTACGCAACCAGAGTAGCTACGAGTGCAACTGGTGGAGTATTCAAGATGTTAGGGAATCCGGCTTGTAGCCCGAGTAACAATTTGACAGCAATTAATGGTACAGCCCCAACAGCAGATACACCTGTTACACAGGCTGTTAGAAAGGGGGCACTGTAATGCATAAAGTTGCAATGGAAATGGGAAAATGGGCTATGGAAAAAGCCAAGACACATGGCTTCGATAATCTCAGTGCTCAAGACTGGGACGATCTGAAGGACTGCATGGAAGCTGTAAAGTGTGCAATTTGTGCAGATAAAGATTACAGAATCGTAGAAGCTATGGATGAATGCGAACAGGAAGAAAAGTATCTTGGACGCATGGGATATGACAGATATCGTTATTCCAATGGCAGATTTGCCCCAAAGGGTAGAGGAAGTCGTATGGGATATAAACCGTACCTGTACATGGAAGATGATGACTGGATGGACGAGTATCTGAATAATTCGGATGCATACCGCATGGGATATCATCCGGACCGTAGTAACATGAGGATGGACGGAACGAACCGTCAGCAGTCCAGATACGGCGAAACCTATGACAGATACAGCGAGAATCGCAGGCATTACCATGATTCCAAAGATGCAGATTCAAAACAGAAGATGGACAGTTCAATGAAAGAGTACACGCAGGATGTTATCCGTACCATGTCTGAGATGTGGTCGGATGCAGATGCGACCCTTAGACAGCAGATGAAAACTGATCTGACTAAGCTTCTTCAACAGATGAACTAAAAACAAGGCCCTTGCTACAGAAATGTGGTAGGGGCTTTTTGGTTTAAAGGCGGTGGTTTTATGCTAAGACAATTTTACATGAACGGGCAAAAATGGAAAGTTCGGTTCACTCATCCTGAGAATCCAGTACTGGTTGACCGTACCGGTACTATGACCTGTGCTGTGACGGATGGAAACACAAGGATTATTTGGATTTCTGACGCTATTTCGGGTGAATTTCTCACAAGGGTAGTTTTACATGAGTTGAGCCATGCAATGATGTTTTCGAGCGGATTTCTTAAAGAACTACATAGACTTGTACCACGTGAGAATTGGGTGGAAGTAGAAGAATTGATTGCTAATCTGATTGCCGACAAAGCAAGGCAGATTTTTGAAATCGCATATGAGATTGTAGGGGATGAAGCGATACATTTTGTTCCATATTTACTGGAAAAAGTGGCGTAGGATAGACCGTTTATATATGCGCCCCCCTGTCAGAACAGAAAGGATATT